CTTTTAACTTCGCTTCTTTCGCGCGAAAAGGGTATTTCTTAAGGAAAGCACCTGCTTGGTACTGAACAAAAAACAAAAAAGCATTTCGCTTCTCAGTACCAACTCGCTCTACAATACATCGTGGTGTGAGTTCGGGGATAATAGCAATCAAATCGTCAACGGACCGTCGGCGGACAATACCCTTTAGACGAGCGTAAAGCTCATCCGAGGACACCGTTGCGTCATGGCTCATTGACGACTCGTTGCTCTTTCTCCACAGGTCGTCCAAAAGGGTACCAAAGATCTTCCATTGTAGATCCTTGGGTAAGGTCAACCTCTCGTTGACCTTGGCACCAGCCTTGATAAATTTCATACCGAGACCTCCGTAAGAATGCGGTTAATTGTTTCTTAAATTTCCTGTGCCACAATGTGTAACTGGCGCAGGGCCGTATTCAGACGGAGTGAGATGCCCTTCATGACGGCGGCGGTAATCATAGCCTCCGTACAACCCTTCGGCACAGAACCCGACCATTCAATGATAATTGCGGACGCGACGGGATTACCGTCTACGCCGTCAACCGTCACTGGAATGGAGAGCTTCTGCCGAACACGTGCCACACCTTTGAAGTTGCCCGAAGCTTTGGGCAAGGTGCGGTAGAACGTAACGTTGTGGTCACCACTCTCGGCATCAGGGAAAACGTACACAGAGCGATCCGTGTACTCCTGGTAGCGTCGAATGACTACGTCAACGGGGTTTCCATCACCTTCTGCATCATATGCGAGGGTTATCGTGTTATCCAACATGGTATCTACTCCTTCGGTAAATAAGTGTGTCAGCGAAGCAGCTGACTTGCAAGTTTCCGGCCAATCACCACAAGGTCTGCGACCTTTGCGACTTTGAGGCCAGTGTAACGAAAGGTAGGGAGGAATTGGCGGTCGGGGTTGACCCAACGAACCTTTGACTGCACATTGCAGTACGCTCCTCCATTACTGTTTACATGACTATCCAACGTGGTGAACCCCGTAAAGGGGATACTTGTAGGTAACCAAATATCGATTGTTGAATGGCCACGAGTTTCGACAACCCACGACGATAAGGGTGTAAGCCCTACGCGTGGTTCCCATGAAGCGATCCATTGACCAATATTAAAAAACCAGTCAAGGACAAAGCTTAAACGAGTAATCGCCCAAGCAGCGCTTACAGGAGCGTCGAGACCTAGATGCGTCCACCATCCCATTTTTTCCGGATCTAAAGAGTATAAAACTCCGGCCCGAATAGAACGAGATGTAGTGACGGTGCGCCTTACGTTAGCGCGAAAAAAGTATTCCGTATGTGATGTCGCTGGAGATGAAATAGCTTCTGCCAAATCGAACGTAGAAAAACGTGCAGTCTTACGTACGGCAGATTCGACTTTCGAGTCGAGAGCCGCAAGATAGGACTGAACCTCGAAAATAAGAGGTCGAATAGCATAACGCCATTCCATCCAGTAGTCCTCGGTGCCAGATGCCACAGTCTTTGTGGTCTTTTTAAAGGCGCCCTTCCTACGGAGGGAAGTTTTCAACTGGTTCAACGCATAGAGATATTGACGTTTTTTCAACATAGCCATCGCGGCTATTAAACGTTTAAGAACATCTCTGAACCAGTCTACGGTCTCAGGCAGTTCGCCCAGACTTGCCAACACTTCTAGTTCAGAAGTGTCGACCCTTGCAAAGGCAGTAGTAACCGCTTCAGCACGAAGCGATCCTTCATCCGGACAGACAATAGCAAGCAATTCGGCCAACGTAGGCAGAGTTGGAAAGCTAGCGCCGTTCGGATAATAAGGTCCCCAGTTCCCACCGTAAACATCAGCGATGCGACCTGAGGAAATGTGCTTAACCTTTGCATAGTATTCCAACGGGTTGAAACCACTTTCCAGACTCACGTCAATAAAATCGTTGTTAACGATCTCACCGTTGTTTATCTTTTCCTTCCATCCAGGTACCACCACATCCCAAGTTTGACGACTTTTACGCTCATTCCGGTACGAAACCGGAGCGTTATAATCGCCAACTTGTGGAGGGGTGGTGACCCAGGAATTCGGGTAAGAGTCCCAACTACCGTCATCACTTAGAACTCGGTGTCTTTCAACCGAAATCTCGGACCATTCTTTCATTCATGAACCTCCGCAATCGGCGTGAGGAGAATGAAATAAGGTCCAAGCGCCACGCCTTACACGCATGGACATGCTGTAATCTACCGTCCGAACGATTGGTGGGAGACTAGCGACAAGTCGCTATACTCTACACAACCGCCGGACAAAAAAACCAC